GTGCAGATTATCGACCACGATTCGATGCAAGTCCACGACGCGTTCGATTCAGAGCACGTCCGGACGCTCAAGTACAAAGACCACGCTGACTCGCTGATTCACGATGCCGTAGAAACAAAGGCCACTGAAGTTCTTAACGGTGAGTATGATATATCGAACGTGGACGAAGAACGACAGGCGATTATCGAAGCCAACGCACAGGAGATGAGCAACCAATGACAGTCTATCTCAAGAAGCTAAACGGCGATACGTACGAGTTCTACAAGGAAGTCGATGTCAACAACCCAGCCCCGGATGTCATGGAACTGTTTCCGGACGGGTTCTTCGAGGATGCAACCGAACAGGACGTATTGGCGTACTACGATGGGCCGATGATTATCGCTGACCGGCAGAAGTGAGCAGATGTACATGTACACTTCATCTGTACATGTACATTCACTGTGGACGGGCGTTCTCGAACGCGTCGTATTTTACANTCGTANTGTTGGTAGACACTCGGGGGTTCAGCTATAGCATGATTGGGTATGTCGGTGCTGATGCGTATTTTCATTCGGAGGTCGATTGCCACGTGAGCTATGGCCACGCCCAACGCATTCCCGAGACAAAGGCGTTGAAATGGGGCAAGAAACACTGCCCAATCTGTTTCGACCCCAATAATTGATGGTTGTTGCCGACAAGTGAAATGTATGACCAGTTCGGATTCGATAATCTGTGTTGATTGTGGCAAGGAGATAACGGATGATGAAACGGCGTTAACCAAACGCTCGAACGTTGTGGGCGAGGGCCAGCAGGCCAAAGAACACTACCATCTTGACTGCCACTGACGTGACCCGTGACTATCTTTCCGAACGTAACCGGCAACTCATCCGACTCCGTCGGCAGATACGCGAGTCAGCGTCCGAACAGCAAGCCGCGCGGTACCGCGAACAACTGGCGGCTGTCCGGAAAGGACATCTGCTACCAGTATGAACGGGAGCATCTCTGAGTTATGATAGCGCCTGATTCGTGTACGAAATGTGGCCGGCGGTTCGGTTCGGACGAAACCTTCCACCTCAGACAAACCAAAACGAATGAAGGTATTCTTATCGAGTTCATCTGTCCACTCCACACCGACCACGACGTAGCGGGGAACTGGCACGATGAGTCTTGAGAAACCAGCGTTGGTTGCCAATCCGAAGACCCATGCCCACTTTCGGTTTAACCGCGTTGACCCAACCGAGTCAACCAACCTCCGACGCTCGTTCAAGGACGAGTACCACCGCAAGCTGAACGATGTCATCGACAACGTCGAGGACTGGTTTGACGAGATAGAGGAGTTAAACTACAGCAGACTCCGCTACCGTTTCGAGGAGTGGTTCGAGCAGACGCTGTTCGATACGGTTATTGGGCGGATTACTGACTCGAAGCTTCACAATGGCGACCACTGGACGGGAAGTCATGTCAGAACCGCGTATCAGCATGGCTTACGCATGGCCAAGCGTGATTTGGCGCAGACCGATTTAACGGAGTACCAGAAGCGACAGGCAACCAAGTTCTACTCCGAGGAACATGCAGATGCCGTTGAACTCGAATACGAAGCCGCGTACATGGGACTCCGCGACCAACTCCACCGACTCATCGATTCGATGGGCGAAGTGGTGCGCGAGGGAATCGAGAGTCGCTACGACGTTGATACGTTCGCTAATGAGACGACACAGTTGATTGAGACCCAAGCAAAGAACTACGCGTCGGCCCATGCTAATACAATTGTTGTCGAGACCATCAACGAGGCTTTGTTGACAACGTATCAGAAGGCGGGCGTCACCAGCGTTGGGGTAGCTGGTGAGGGGACGGGGAGTGGTTCTGGTCGGGAGAACGCGATTGCGGTCCCAAAGCACTGGCTGCGAACGAATATTCCCGACCCAGAGACGTTTGCCGAGGCTGTGGGGATTTCTGAAGCGGAGGCTGATGCCTTGCCCGACGCCGACGACCCCACAACACCTGACGACGTGCAGTGGGCCACGGCGGGTGATGACAACGTCTGCGAGGCGTGTCAGAGCTTGGAGGGCAGTATTCTTGCTATTGGTGATGTCGAGGACAATCCACACCTCAAACCACCGATTCATCCGAACTGTCGATGTCGCCTGATTCCCTTGATGACTGGCACCGACGACGGTGAAGAGTCCGAGGTAGTTACAGTTGAAACTCGTTCGACTGACTCGGAAATATCGGATGACGAACTCCTCGAACTGGAAGCAGTCGAAACTGACGTTGACCCGAGCGAAATAGGCGATTCCGTCGAGTTGGAACATGGCGACCAAGTTGACATCGAGTTGGAGGGCGGCGGTTCTCACGAGAACATGGTGGTGACGAAAAACACCGATGGTCATCCCTCCTTCCGACTTGAACCCGAAAACCAAGTCGATTTTGACCAGTCATCACGCGGGATTAGTTTCGGCGGTGGCGAGTTCCAAACTGGCGTAGACGAAATAACCTCTATGAAGCGCCGTCGAACAACGTTGCAAGGGTATCCCGATGAAGTGGGACGGGCAATTGGTGGCTATCACGAGCCGAAACGCAACGCATTGGTAACCAAGCTTACGAAGTACCAAGATGAGATTGGTGATGATTTGGGACTGCTTACGTTCGATGACACCGACTTCGACGCGGCTGGCGTGTACGGCATTGCTCGGTATCGCGGACACGATGACCGCCAAGACGACTTCGCGTTGTTCTTCCCACGAGTAGACAAGTCCGACAAAATTAGTTCGGACTTTGCGGATGGGTGGATTGCCCAGCGCGACTTCGGCGATGTGGTCGAACACGAAATCGGTCATATCAGGCATTATCAACGAATGCGTGCTGAACACGGTGGGTTCGTGACGTATGGCGATATAACAACACCAGCGGAACTGGCGTTGGAATCTGACGTGAGTCGGTACGCTGCAACAAATGTGCGCGAGTCTGTTGCAGAAATGCACCTGTTGATGGCAACCGGCAGAACAGACCAGATACGCGACGACCTTTTGTCGTGGTACGATAAAATAGAAGCAGTTCCACCGAGGCCAGACTAATGACTGACGAAACACCCGAAGAGCGGATGGAAGCGCATCTCGACGCACACGACCACGCTGACGAAGACACGCCAGTACTCGACGTTCCCGAGTTTGATGAGGATGATGAAGACGATGAGTAGGTCGCTAACAAGCCTTTATGACCTACCAGTAGCAATGAGTGAATAACTCCGGCGACGGTGGACTTCACCGCACAGCCGGGGACTCATTCGTTAGCAGTGCGTATCTTATTATAGGGAGAACAAATGACCGATTCAGATAGAATCCAACAGGCAGTAGCAGAGGGAATCAAGAACAACGCCAAGCAGATAGCCGAAATCATCGACCCACTCAACGTCCAAAACACAGAGTACGAGTACGATGAAGAAGCTGGTGTCCCGGTACCAACGTCGGGTGACGACGATGACGGGATGTCGTCTGGTGAGAAAGCGGATGCGATTCAGTCCGAGATGGAGTCACATTCGTTTGTTGAACGGGCTGAATCAATCGCTGGGCCGGGGTCGGATGGCGAGATAATTTCCGGTGATATTCAAGCTGAAAGTCGCCAAGAAGCCGAACAAATCGCTTCGGAGATTGCCGCTGATGCTGGGGTGACTGAAGTTGATGGTGTTGAGTTCAAGAGCGAAATTGCGGACGGACTTCACGAAGTCTGGGTTAACGTCTGAGGTGTACATGTACATCTGAGGTGTACATGTACATTTGATTCCCGATGACGGCACACTGGCCCGGTGTGTTGAGGGTTGAACGGGCGGAATGAAAACACGAAATGCCACGGCAACTGCGAAGTCTGGGCAGATACGGATATGAACACACCGTGGACATCACGTATTGTGATGGAGAGTAATCCGGAATCGTCCTTCCAGATTGTTGCGAGTCACAGCCCGCTCCTACAGCGTCGATGCCTCTCAGACTTGGTTATTCATGAACGTGACTTCGCAGTATCGTGTTTTCGCCACAGCATGGAGACGGCAATAACAGGGGGAGCACGTTCCCCGCAAACTCAGCCCCGGCGTGCCCCGACGGTTCAACTCCGTTCCTCTCCACTTTCCTCGGTATTGGTGGGATGGAATGTACCATCCACGGATAGCGAGGTGGTGTTTGGCAACACCGCGTATCAGAAACAATGAAGACATAATGGCCAAAATAGGTGACTTATAGTGAGCACGAGAAATCCGAGTACTGTACGTAACCACACTCCACTGTATTCGGAGACGGTTATCTCCAACGACAAGTCCACAATCGAAGAAGTCACCCGCGACGGACGCGACTACCTCGTCTTTCCCATCATCGCACTCCGCGAGATGGTGTTGGAGTATCCCGAACACGGAACGTCCGAGTTCTTACCAGCCGAGAGCTTTCGGGACACTGCTCACCTGTGGAGTGGCACGCCATTGGTCTATATCCATCCTGAAAACGACAAAGGAACGGCGGCTACGCCCGATTCGTTCGTATCAGAGAACATTGGGCAGGTTTTCCGTCCGGACGTTGTTGACGGGGATAAGCTGAAAGTCCAAGCGTGGCTCGATGTGCAGAAAGCGTTGGACATCGGCGGTCTTGCTGCTGATGTGGTTGAGAAACTCCGTGCTGGTGAGGATTTGTCCGTATCAGCGGGATACGGCACTATCGAGGACAACTATCAGAACGGCAAGTACGATGGCGACTCATACGACCTCTCGCAAGGCACGATTCTGCCCGACCACGTAGCCATCTTCCCCAGTTCCGAGTTCACTGCTCGGTGTGACTGGGCGGACGGTTGTGGCGCACCGCGTGCCAACTACGTTGACGCAGACGTACAGAACTCGGCTGGCTCTGCTGAACAGGTGGACATTCAACCAACGCTTCCGAGCGAGTATCAGTATGAACAGAAGTACGGTGATGTCTACACGACCGAAGACGGCGCGTCTGAACGGGCGTCCAGACTCGGCTGTTCTGGTACGCACGCACATTCATCGCGGGTTGGCACGGTCTACATGCCGTGTGAAGACCACGACGAGTACGAGCGTGTGATGCGAGCACAGGCCGAGTCGAACATGAAAGACCCCGACCGTGCGAACCGACTGACGACCTGTGAGGTGGTTGGTCGGTATGACGTTGACCGCGAGACGGCGGAAGCCGCCCGCAAACTCGTCAACAACACCGAACTCGAACTCTCGGACGTGTTTGACGACTCCCAACGGTCGAACGAGTACGAACCACAGGACGAGGACCGTTGTGAAGACGGCTACGTTCAGCTTGGATTCAAGGAAGACGAAGACGGCAACACTGTGCCGAACTGCATTCCCGAAGACCAAGTAGAGAACTACCGCAATCAGCAGCAAGGTGAGGTGCCCGATGAGTGGCCCGAGGTTGCTCACGACGGTCTCTGCGAGGAGATTAACGGTGGCAACGATGACGGCTTCTTTACGGCGTGTATGGAACGCAGTTTCTCTGGTGAGGAGACGCTACCCGATGAGCCGTTCTGTGCGTGGTTGCACAACTATTGTTTCGACAAGTGGCCAGCAGAGACGGCGAACAGTTACTATGGCCGGGCCAACGCGATGTTGGTTGACCACGACAGAGGTCCACTCGAACTGTGGCGTATTGACCACGATGAGGACGTAATCACCAACGTGGACGTTGAGGGAACGGATATTGACCTCACACCACCACAGGAAGTCCAAGAGGTTGCTCAGGATTTCCTTGATGCCCATGATGAGGGGTTAATCCCTGACTCGTGTGGAACGGCTGATACGGACTCTACTGGCTATCGTAGAGCCGAACAACTCGCATCGGGCGATGAACTGGCAGTGAATGACATCACTGGAGCCGGTGATGGCATGTACGGCTGGTTTAGTCGTCATGGCGAGCAAGGTAATGGAGAGCCGGATACCAACGTTGAGGAGTTCGATTCTGAACGGGCAGCGTTCTACTCCGACTGTGGCTATGCGGCGTGGCGCAGTTGGGGCGGTGACCCAGCATGGGAGTGGGTTGAGGACCGATACGAGGCTATACAAGCCGCGCTTACTGATACGGAAGATGAGGAGTCTACAGAAAACATGCAATCAGATGATGATGACCCGGCTACGCTGTTTTCACGGTTTCTTCACTCGATTGGAGTGACCCAGAACAGCCAACCCACAGTAGACGACGTGGAGTCGGCTACTGATGGCGATGAGGCTGAGTCCACCGATGACGTGGATGCACGTAATAACGCATCCGCCGAGGCAACTTCAGTCGAGGAACAGGACAGTACCGATGACACGGAGACTGCCTCACAAGCAGACGGTGATACAATGACAGATGACGATACTGGTGCTGACCGCACCAACGAGATGACACTGGCCATCGAAGACCTTGCAGAACACACCATGTTCAGCGTTGATACGCTCGAAGACATGGACGACGATGTTCTGGAACAACTCGAAGCGGAGGTCATTACGGAGATTCTTGGCTCTGGACGACAGGCCGAGAACAAAGACCACAAAGATGACGAGTACCACAATTCGGAGGCCGATGGAAGCACAGCCGACCAACCAACGGACGATTCAACCGTGACGAACAACGAGTCCAACCACGTTACCGAAGAACAGCTTGAGTCCCGACTGGATGACTTCGAAGAGAAGGTCACCAACACTCTGTCGGACACGCTCGAATCCACGCTGGGTGAGTTCGCTGACCAGCAGCGACAGAATCAAATCAAAACGGATGACAACATCCAGATTGTGGCGAACGCTCTTGATATCAGTGAGGAGGCTGCCAAAAGCCTGCCTACCGATGATTTCAAGAAGCAACTCAGCCGAAACCGCACGAACTACGCCGCAGTTCCGGGGCAGGTCAATCGCAACTACGGCGGAAGCAATGATACGGACTACGAAGACTACCCAGCCGGTGGTCGGGCTGAGTACGAGGCGCGGAAGAACGGAGGTGACTAATTATGGTTGAAGGAAACCGAGAAGGCAGCCGTTTCACCGCTGGTGGTGGCAAGACGCTCGGTATTATCCGGTACGGACGCGAAGAGATGAACCAGACCGAACGCATCGCTGGGGACGACATCTACCCCGGACAGGCGTTGCAGGTCGGAACTGATGAAGAAGGCTCTCGAACGTTTGAACACCACGACGGTGGCGAGAAAACGGTCTACGTGGCCGTCGAAGCCCGAGGCCGTGGTATGGACGCTCAGACTGACGACCCGTACGCTGAAGGTGAAGATTACGTGATTGCTGTTCGCGCGTCGGGCGGCGGTCTCAACTTGATGGTCGGAGACGGCGAGAACGTCGAAGACGGCGATGCGCTTGTTCCTGATGCGGGAACGGGCTACTTCGTCGTTGGCGACGCTGCTGATTCCTTCGCAGAGGCCGATGAACACTATGACCTCTCCGGTGCGGATGCTCCTGCACTGGTCAAAGGTGAGGTGAACAACTAATGAGCAACATGACTTCTGATATTTCGCAGGTGCCACAGTACGCCCGTCAGCAGATGCTGGCGAACGCCGAGCAGACCAAACGACTCCGTGCCAACGCGAGTCTGCCCAAAGGCGCATGGGTCGGCATCGAGGATGCGGTCTATCCGGCGATGGACGACGTGCTCATGGTTGTGGATGACCTTCGCAGCCGTGGTCTGACCATCAACGAGGACGTGCAGAACAAAGTGACCGAATGGCACAAGCAGGACTACACTGCTGAAGCCACGGTCAGCATGGAGCCGGAGACCGAGACTGATGAGGGTCAGGCAGAGTACGACCTTGATGGGTCGCCGATTCCACTCATCCATTCGGACTTCAGTATCGGCTTCCGCGAGTCAGGCGCTGGCGACGGCGCAATTCTTGACGAGGACATCGAAACGCTCAACGCCGAAGGTTCCGGTCGTGTCGTGGCCGAAGCGATGGAGAAGCTGACGCTTTACGGCTGGGAACCCACTATCAGCGGAAACGACCTCGGCGGTACCCAAGACGGGTACAGTATGTACGGGCTGACTAACCACCCATCCGTTCACACAGGCGAACTCGAAGACTGGGTGACTGAGCCAGACCAGATTCGCTCTGACCTCAAAGACCGAATGTTTCGTGACCTGAAGGACGACAACTTCCGTCCAACAGGAGACGGCTACCTCTTGTACATCGGGGAAGCTCTCGAAGACGTGATGGACGACCCTGACCCAGAGGGAACGGGTGACCGACTCGTCCGCGAGCGTATCGAGAACCTGAACGACCTCGCGGAGATTCGAGTCAGCGAGTTCCTTGAGCCTGATTCGGCTCTCGTGTTCCGACCAACGTCGGACGTTATCGACCTCGCGTTCGCGCTCGAAGAGCAGGTCGTCCAGTGGGAAGACCCGTTCCGCGACTACTTCAAGACCATCACCGGGTTCACGCCACGTGTCAAAGACACGCTCCGTGGCCAGTGTGGTATCGCCTACTACACGGGCGGAGACGAGTAGAGGTGACTGAACTATGGTGAACTCAGTACCAGACGGCTACTTTGCCCGGAAGAAGACCGGGCGTCTTGTCGGCTCGCGGCTTGGACAAGACGGTGGTCTCGCGTTCGATATCTACGACAGCACGGAAGATATCGACATGGACAATGTGGACGAAGGAGACGTGTATCTCGTAGACGGTGAGGAGGGCCTTGCGTTCTACGGATACGACGGCGACGCGTGGGTGGCACTGTAACGGGGTGATTGAGGTATGCCCAAAATCCGCATCGTTCGGGGTTCGTACAGAAAACTTAACGGGAAGCGAGCGGAGCCGGGCGATGTTATCGAGTTAGATGAATCGAGCATCGAACGACTCCCGCAGAACAAGTTCGAATACGTCGATGACGAGTCGGAGTCCGAACCGGACGACTCTGACACTGATTCGCGTGATGCAATGGTTGAAGAAGAGTTCGGTGAAGAGCCGGAGTCCGTTTCACCAGAACCGGCTGACCCGTCTGACATCATCCCGTACGATGATTACCAGACGTTGAGCAGCATGGCTGCTAACTTCGATGGTCCGGAAGTCCACGGTGCAATGTCCGGCGATGACATTACATCGTTCTTCGAGACGCTAACGGTATCGGAGTTGTCTGAACTCAGACGGCAGGTCGAAGGTGATGACTGATGTCTATCGACCTCACCGACGTATCGGATGCTCGCATCAGTGTTGACGACGTAACACAGGGTGCGTTTGCGACGGAACTCAGTGAGGAAGAAATTTCCGAACACATTGCAACGGCCAACAGCATTGTGAACGACCGCTTGGTCAATTCGGGATTGAAAAGTTCACGACTGGCTCGAATCGAGTTATACCTGACCAGACACCTGATACGGTTTCTGGTAGAGCCGGAAGTTCAGAGCGAAAACCTCGGTGCGGTCAACCGAAGCTACACGGGTAACTTCAGTCACGAAGACCTGCGAAGCACTCGCCCCGGTCAACAGGCGTTGATGCTGGATACGTCCAACACGCTTGGGACACAAGAGTTCGACCAGTTCTTCACGATGGGATAACCGCTAATGACCACCGCTCCAGAAAACATCCGTCGGAATGGCCGTCGTCAAGTCGAGAGACTTGGCCGTAGTGCTAAACTGACGAACAAACAAAAGGTCGAAGAGACCTCTCATGGCGCACATTTCGTTGCGACAGACGACAGTCCGCACGACATAAAAGTAGTTCTCGGTAATCAACAGGTCGCCCCGTTTCTGGATGACGATTTCGGGTACAACATTGAGTATGACATGACGTTCATTGTCCGCGATGATGGCCCGACTGAAAATATCAGAGGCGGTGGTGGTGACCACGCGTCGGTTATCGAGTACTTGGACCGAACGTTCCTTGTAGAGACGGTTGAATACCTCTACGAAGTTGGGATGGTCACGCTGGAGTGTACGGAGGAGTAGCCTATGATTGACGGATACCAGAACAAGAACATCGACCAGACACTCGATGCAGTAAGTGATTGGTCAGCCGTGGAACTCCAACGGTTTCTGGTGTTCGAACGCCAAGAGAAAGACCGCAAAGGCGTTATTGATGCTGTGCAGTCAATGTTGGTGACGGTTGAAGCACCCGATACGGGATACTATGGCGGGTTCTGGTTCGATGACGCTGGCGAACGCGTCATGAAAGACTCACCACGCCTCCGCCGAGCACTTAGTCGGACTGAACTGGTGAAGAAATAAGATGTACATGTATAGACCGGATGTACATGTACATACAGCACATCTGTGGAGTGATTACTGATGGTTTCTGATGAGAACAACTTCAACGAGGTCTACGAAGCGGTTCATATCACGTTGGATGAGGGCATGGAAGCCATTCACGAACTCACACTCGCACAGGTGTTGAGCAACTGGTCGTCTGGTCAAGACGCGCTCGGGAATCCGTGGGAACCACTTGCTGATTCGACGGTTGCACAGAAAGGGAGTGCGGACATTCTCACTGATAGTGGCGAACTGAAAGCCGACGTAGCAGACCAGTCGTACTACGATGACGATTCGTACAGTTCAGTGATTCAATCCGGCCTCTCCAGAGCGGCGTATCACGAGTTCGGTGCACCTGAACAGGGACTACCAGCGCGTCCGATATTCGGACCGGCAGCGGCGTATGCAGCAAGTCTCATACCCGATGAGATTGAGGACCGGTTCGATGACGAACTCAACGACATTGAGGTATGACTTATGTTGACGACGCAAGAACGGCTTCGGATTGAAGACGAACTGGTCCGTCCGTACACGGTGACGTGGCGTGGCCACGAAACGTCCTACGAGCCAAAGCTGGTTTGGGTCGGTGCTGATTCGGATACTATCGGTGACTCCGAGTTCACGGAGTATCCAGCTATTATCGCCGAGTTCAGTTCACGCGGCGACGTTGTGGAGGTCGAAGACAGTCTGTACAATGTCGTACAGCGCGTGTTCGATGAAGAGAGCGGTGATATCTACGAAACCCGTGAGAGTCCGCAGGTGGATGAACTATCGCTTACGATAGTCACGGACACGAGTTTCGATACGTCGGCTACGCCTGCGGGTGAAATGGGCGTTCCACCACAGGTTCGGCGCGAAGACATCACACGAGATGTCTGGAACTGGGTGGTGTTCGACGCATCTCGAAATCTGAACCAGATTGGAGAACAGGGCGAACGCCCGATGACGGTCGAACCACTCAGTTCGCCCACACCGGCACGCGTGGAAGACACGCTCCGTGCGGAGTTCAGTATCGAAATTCAACATACGGTCACGCTCGAACGTGTGCTGGAGGCAACCAGCGGCTTCGAGATTGACACAACAATGCAGCAACCAGAGTAAACAACAATGCCAAAAGAAATCGTTCACATCGACCTACAGGCAGACACCGCTCCACGGCGTCAGGACACTGACGTTGCGGTTGGAGTGATTGGTACGATGCACGACGACCTGCCCGGAGATGTCTCCGTCGGCGAAGTCTACCGTGCAACTGACCCTGCTGATGTATCGGATGAGTACGGCGAGGATACCGACTTCCACGTGGCGTCACAGGCCATCAGCGAGATGGGCGCACGTCACTGGTATGTCCTTGCACTCGAAGCAACAGAACACGAAGACGAAGAAGTCGAATCAGGCGATAGCGTGGAGTACACGCCAATTGTCCACGACCAGCCCATCGAAGTTGACGGATACGACGTTGAGTATTCGACAGCCGACCCGATTGAAGACGAAGACGTTGACGAGGGGACGGTCCACATCAACACCGAGTCCGGTCAGGTCGTGACTGGAGACGGCGAGGCGGCGATGGTCTCGTACTCCAGTGGTGACTTTGACGAAGCACTCGAAGAACTGGACGACGTTGTAGACCGACTCGGCTTCGCTAACCAGCGCGTCACTCGCAAGCATATTGGCGTGTTGGATGCGATGGCGCAGTACGTCTCCGAACAGGAGAAAGGATTTGTCTATGCGTACGAAGACGCGGACGAACTCGAATCCAAGCGATATGCACAGGAACTGGCGTGGGATGTCGGCGAGTATGTCCCAAGCGGTGAGATGGCAGCCTTCTCTCACCGTGGCAGTGACGACGATGTAGCCAGCTACAAACTCGGACTGCTTGCCACGCAACCACCGTGGTTCGACTTCATGTACTACGATGACGGTATCCCAGTCACTGCACGTGATTGGCCGTCTCGAAAAATCGGTAACCCACGGTTGAGTGGCACGCTTGAGGGTGGCGACCCTGAAGACCAGCGTGGTCCGTCCAACGTGATTATCGAGCAGACCAACTCGGAGGGTCAAGATGTTTGGGTTGCGTCGAACTCGTTGACCACGGCGGGACAAGACAGCGATTACGTCTACTTCGACATTGCGATGACGCAGTTCTTCATCGCACAGGAAGTTCGTGCAGCACTGACCCGAGCGCGGATGAAGAACGACCAGATTCCGTATACCGAGGATGGTCGTGATATTGTGAAGAACGTAATCACTGACACGGTTCAGCAGTATGTCGGTGGGACGGGACAGCCGCTATCAGCAGCGGACGTTGTTGTTCCTGAACACGACGAGTTGGACGAATCCACCCGTGCTGAACGTCGGTGGACCGGTATCGAAATCGATGCAACGCTTGCTGGCAATGTCCACGAGTTCGTGCTTCGACTGACGGTGGGAGTCTAACGAGGTGACCAGTTATGCCAGAATTTAACGCAAAAGAAGTCGCCGTTATCATAGACGGCGAGACAGTTGCACTGCTCGATTCCGTCGGATACGACGACTCGAACGATGACGAACTGGAACGCAGTCTGGACGAAGACGGCTACGTCTGGATTACCGGTGACCAAGAAATCACGGGTGCAGTTTCGGTGAAGGCGGTTTCGTCGTCGGTTGAACCACTGATGGAACTGTATCAGAACCACACCACGTTCACGATGTCTGTGTCGTATCCGAGCGCGATGCCGATTGACAGTTCCGATTTCATCGACACCCGGCTTCAGGACTTCGGACCGTCCGGTGATTTTGAGAACAGCGACATGCCGATGTACGAAGGCAGTTTCGAGTGTGGTCGTATCCGACACGACTTCGGATAACCACACATTCACGGGGTGCGGGTTCATAGGGGCTACATATGAGTGAAACAGAATCTCACGATACGGAAGAACAGGTAGAAGATATCCCGCTTCATGAACGTGACCCAGATGAGGTCAGCGTCGAGGAGTTGGAAGAACAGGAATGGACGTTGGGCGGTGGCCCGGCGAAGGAACTCATCAACTTCAAAGGCACTGTTTTCAAAATCGAGGAGCCGGAGAACGATGATGTCATTCTCAACTTGATGGCAGAAGCCGAGATGGGTGCTGGTGCTACGGAAGACCGGATGTTCAAACTCTGCAAAGCTGCTATCAGTGGCCCGGAACTGACGGCTGAACGATGGCGTGATTTGCAGATGTCCGAACGGATTGGGCTGATGACTCGTGTCAGTGGCGCACTCGGCATGGGTGATATGCTCGATTTTCAAGAACTCGGGCAGCAACTCCGCGAGGACGACTAACGACGTTTCTTGCGAGTGAGACGGACCACGACTTGCTTGAAATTCAACAGTGGCCGTGGCAGAAGCAGTGGTACTACTACAACCACTACACGGAACTCAACCGGTTCCAACACGAACAGTCCAATAATGCACCTGATGTGTCACCGGATGAGTTGCAGTCGGGTTCGAACTCGGTAGATGCGATGAAACATATCGGCTCTGGCCACCGCGACCCGACGGTGACATCTAAAGTTGCTCGACACGGCACAATCATCACTACTAACTAACGGAGAGACACTAACGCATGTTCAATGGAAATATTCGACGTATTGCGACGGTAGTTACGGCTAAAGACAATGCTACGTCGAGTCTTGAAGACGCCGAACGTGCTGGTGATGATACGACCGAATCGCTCGAAGATTTAGAAGAGCAGTCGGACGATACCAGTGATTCGTTTGTCGAGATTGATGCTGCTGCGGCGGCTGCTGGTGCGGCGATAGCAGGCGTTGGTGCTGCGGCACAGCGGACAATGGACCAGACACGCGGGCTTCGAGAGTCACTGACGATTACAGAGGGGACGATTGGTGATACCGAAGGCAACCTCACCGCACTTGCTACGTCACTCTCTGATGCGACGTTTGAGACTGGTGAAGTAGTCCAAACGTTCGAACAACTCCGTCAAGTCGGCGTAGATACCGAAGAACAGATGGAGTTCCTTGCGGTCGAACTCGATTTGATTGGTGATGCGACCGGTCAAGCGGCAAGTGAGTTAGCGAGCAATCTGATTCCGACGCTCAACGCATATGGCGAAGACCTCGAAAACGTCGCTGAGATGCAGGACACACTGGCGTACACGATGAACAGTACGCAGATGGACGCTCGGAGTCTCAACCGGATGCTCACCCGCCAACAAGATGAGTTCGAGGAGATGGGACTTGGTGTTGAAGAGTCGGTACAACTGCTTGGTGCGTATCAGGAAGAAACCGGTCTGTCTGGTCGCACGCTTCGCCGTGAGTTCCGTCAAGATATCGAGCAAGCCAACGGCGATATAGGTCGGTTTGCTGATGAAGTAGGGATGTCCGCCGACGCTCTCGAAGAGTTCGAAGACGACATTCCAGAGGATTTTGCGGAAGACTTGGCTGATGATGTTGCTGATACGACGACGTTGATGGACGAAATGCGTGTTGTTGTATCGGACACGCAACTCCGGTTTTCAGAGTTCTTACAGCCAGTATCAGCAGTTGGACCGGCACTCAAAATGGCCGGGTCTGCCGCGTTGATTTACGGTCAAGTGCAGTGGTCTACGGCAATCCCGGCTACACGAGCGAAGGCGGCTGCACTGTGGACGAAGATATCCGCTTTGTCCGCAAGCACAGCCGCATATGCGCGTAACATCCCGGCTATGCTCGCATCCGCATCAGTGGCCGGTATCGCTACGGGTGCGTTGGGAGCGTTGTCTACGGCAAAACTCATCGCCGCAGGTGCAGCCACGACACTGTGGACGGCGTTAGGTCCGATTGGACTGGCCGTGTTGGGCATTACCGCCGCAGTGATGGGATTAGTTGCGATATGGCGGACGGACTTCCTTGGTGCTGGTGATGCGGCTGGTAGTGTACTGGGGTGGTTCGGTGACCGTGTTGACTCCGTACGAACAACGGTTTCGTTACTGACGGAACTACTGTGGCAACTGGGCCGCGTGTTCTTGATGATTGGCGCGGTGATAACGTTGGGACCGATAATCGCGTTCCTCAAGTTCTTCGAAGACCCACAACGCTGGTTGAGTGCGGGTGAATCGGCTGGTCGTAACCTGTTAGGGGCGATTAGTGATTTCCTTTCACCACGCCGTTGGATAGACATGGGTTCGGATGCCGCGTCTGGACTCATATCAGGGCTTGTAGACAACATCGTCCCTGACCCAGTGACGGATGCAGTCAGTGACGTTGCCAGTGGTGCTCGTGACATGCTTCCGTTCAGTGACGCTCGTGAGGGTCCACTGTCTGATTTAACGTCGTCCGGTGCGGCACTGGTCGAGACGCTTGGACAAGGCGTACAGGACTCCGGTGGCATTGCTGGTGCGCTCGGTGGTGCTGCTGGTGGTGCAATGGATGCACTTGGTATCGACACTGGCGGCGGCGATGGCGATTCGGGTGGTTCAACGAACATCACGTTCAATCAGACCATCAATTTCGATGGTGCGTCTGACGATGATGACGTTCGTGAATCGATTGCTGAAGCGACTGAAGAAGGCGCGTTGGAAGTGCTTGAACGCAAACTCATGTCCGATATGGGAGCCTGACAATGACGAGAGTGACTATCGATAACGTGGTTATTCAGGGTGCAACCCGTGCCGAACAGCGTGGTGGGTGGAACGCACCAGAAGAGCGTGTGGAGACCGGGTTCGATTACAGTTCCTACGTTGCCGCACAGCCGTGGGAGATTACACTTGAAGCATGGGTTGATGAGCGGACGTTTGCACGGCTTGAACGACTTCACGAACAGGGAGAACCGTTCCCTGCGTCTGTCGGTGATTTTGCACTGGAGAACGTGAAGTTTTCGTCTGGTGGCTTCCGTGTTACTGATACAGGCCGTTCACACTATGAAGTTAACTTCAGTCTCGAAGAAGTTGTCTTTGCCGAGGTCGAAACGGCTGAAGTCGAGTTCGATGCACCCGGTGGGTCGGTGAGTTCTGGTGCTGACAGCACTGATGCGAGTACAGGCAGTTCCGAATCCGACTCTGGCGGCATTTTGCAAAGTACGGTCAACACAGTGAGTGGGTTTGCAGATTCAATGGCGTCATCACTCTTTTAATCATGGCTGAGATAATCAATCTTCCACGTCAACGCGCTCGTGAGCGACGGCCAATCCACGTTGAATTTAATCCACAAAGTTTTCCACGACAACAGTTTGCGTTGCGGATGGAGTGGAACTCACAGTTAGAGCGGTGGACAGTTGAAATCGAACACCTGAACCTTGAACGCGTGGTTGCTCGTGGCGTGGCGACAGCGTACCGTGCGTACGATTACTTGCCGTTCTGTGTGTTCTACTTCGCGGATAAAACAGGCGAAGCACAGCGTGTGACACCGCGCAATTTGCAAGAGGAGATGAAGTTCTGGGTTAGCCCCGGACCGAGTGGCCGACCACCGGAGGACTGGTAATGCAACTCTGTACATGTACATTTCAAATGTACATATACATCTCATCTGGTGATTGGGCATGACGCGAGTTTGGCGGCAGGTACGGGATGTTCGAATCGGCGATATTGACTTCTCACAGTTCGACTTGTCGGTTGATGTGACGAAACCGTCCAGTGACCCGCTCGAATACGATTTGACGATATACAACTTGACCGACGAGACGTGGGACCGTATCAGTGATGACGATATGGTTCGCATCGAGTTGGGCTGGGAGGAGACAGAAACTGACGTACTTGCATTTGGTGATATTGACAAGCGGTATCGGACTCGCAACGGACAGGATTTGGTCTACCGCATAAAGGGAGTTGATGCGACGGAGAAAGCAGTCGATTCGTCGTTTTCAGCACGGTGGCGCGACGCACGCCCGGATGCGATTGTCGAAGACATTGCTGGTCAACTCGGGTTGGCCGCAGAGACCGACCGTGTGCCCCGCCCGATTACTGGACTGTGGTCGATGCACTCCGAGCGACCGGTAAAGGAGTGGTTGGATGAGTTAGTAGAGTACGCCGAGGAGTTCAGCGGCGTTGAGTGGGAGTGGTTCGCCGAAGCGGGTACACTTTACTTTATTGAAGCGAATAGCACAGTCGGGGATGCGCCCAAACTCTCGTACAACGGGATGTTACTCGATTTATCCAAGAAAAACAGACAGGACTCAAGCTCTGAAACACTGGAGTTCGAAGCAATGCTTGACCCACGAATCACGAAGGGCGCAGCCGTTGTTGTGGATACGGATAGACACAACGGCACGTACAAAGTCGAGAACTACGAGTTCGAGTCATCGTCACTGTCGGGAGACCACCTCGTATCAGGTGACATTGAACCGACTGATGAAGTCTCCGAGTACGACCCAAACCCACCGTCACCGATTCCCGACGAGTTCCGACCGTTCTAACGTTCAACACCAACTATGCCAGACCGAAACGTCTCGATTGTGTCCACGTTGAAAGACTGGACGCGTAAACAGCTCCGTAGCATCAACACCGCAAGTATGGCGATTGTCGAAGACGTTGATACGGACGACTACCGGGTAGAGGTATCGTTGAAAACCGACCCGGAAGTGTTTATTGACGACGTTCCAGTGGTCAGTCCGTACGTCATGGACGGTGCTGGCATGGTGTTCCCGGTTGAAGAAGAGATGGAGGGTCTGTTGCTCCATACGAAAGAAGACCTGCAAGACGCCATAGTCGAAAGTGGACACGTTGAACTGGAGACCGAACGGCGGTTTCAGTTAGAGTCTGCCGTCTTCGTGGGTGGGGTGTGGAACGGTGATATGGAAGTTCCCGAGCATGAAGACGGTGAGATGGTCATATCGATGCCCGATGATGGTTCTGTGCTTCGGATGGTTCCCGATGGCGAGGTCAGAATCGAACACCAATCAGGAAACGTGATACAGATGAGTCCGGACGGAACGATTACGTTGGGAACGCCCGAGTCAGCAGCGGCAGTGTTGACGGAGAACGCTGTCCTCGAAGACTCTGAAGGTGGGACGGTCAGTATCAATGACCCCGGCTCGGAACATACGGAGGCGAGTTAATTAATGGCAATCGAATACAAGAAGACGTTGGCACTGAACAGTGACGGCGACATCTTGCGTGATTCGCATGACCGGTTTCTCATGCTGGATGGAGCGCAAGCTGTTGTACAGGAACTGAAAATAACGTTGAGTACGGTTCGAGGCGAAGACCCGTTTTACCCGAATCACGGACTACGACTGTTTGACATCATCGGCTCTCCCGACGCTGTGCTCGAACGTGAGGTTCGGAACGCGCTCCAACGCGATAACCGAATCGAGTCAGTAGACGACGTGGACATCACCGACGGCGACGGCCCGCGTGTTCGGACAGTCGAAGTGACTGCAACGCTGGTCCCACCAGTTGAAGAAACAGTGAGTTTTGAGGTGGGATTAGGATGAGCGTCGAGTTCGATTATGGTGAGTGGGGTGTTCAAGAAGACGGCACGTTCCGNAAGAAGCCAATCGATGTCATCCGCGAAGATTTAGAAGACGCGTTTCTCGACTCGTTGGGTGGGGATATCGAACTCCGAGAAAACTCACCAGTCCGTAAAATCATCGATGCCGCAGCAACGGAGATAGCAACACAGTGGGATGCAGCAGAGGCGGCGTTTTACGCTTCCTTTTACGAAGACTCGTTCGGCGAGCAACTGGATAAACAGCTTGCACTGGCTGGCTTCAACCGCCGTCCACTACGCGGGGCAACGGGCGAAGTCGAGTTCCAACGCGAAACGCCTGCACGCCGTGATATTACTATTCCCGAAGGAACGTTGGTTACGACTGAACGCACTGAAACACGTCCACCGATTGAGTTTCGGACAACAGAAGAGGTCGTGATGGTTGAGGGTGAAGATGAAGTCACTGCATCGATTGAGGCGATGCCTGCGTGGGATACCGAACTCGAAGAAGAGTATCTCGGGTCCGAAACCAACGTTAACGCTGATACAATCACGCGTATTCCTGAGCCGGTATCAGGAATTGATGACGTAACGAATCCTCAACCAACGGGTGAGCCTGAACTGGGGTTCGTACAGGGACGCGACCGCGAATCAGACGCACTGTTCAAACTCCGGTACGAAACGGCACGTGCAGAGGGCGGTGTCAGTACGGTATCGGCGATGGAGTCGTCTATCCGCCAGTATTCCGACGACATCGTTTCTGCCCGTGTTGAGGAAGTTCGTGATACGGACAGAGGCTATGGCCCTGAACCGTACATCTTCGGTCCCGATGCTGAAGACGATGATGTTGCACAGGCAGTGTTTGAATCTCGTTCAGCCGGGTTGGAAAGTTTCGGTGAAAACTCCGGTGAGGCTATTGACGATGACGGCATTACTCGCACGGAGTATTTCAACCGTGTTGCGGAAGTGTCGATTCACATTGAACTCGATATTACGATTGATGATTCGTTCGATGACGTTGGTGGCGAAGAGTCGATTCAGAACCGCATTATCCGATTTATCGGTGGCGAAGACCATGACGGTGACTTGTATCCGGGGCTTGGAAGTGGCGATGACGTTTACTTTGACCAAGTGTTCCGTCGAGTGATGGAAGAACGCGGTGTCGTGTTCGGTAACATGGAGATGGGCACAGAAGACGACGAGTTGTCCGATGAAAACATCTCTATTGATGTACTCGAATCAGCAATGACGAGTATCGACGCAATTGACGTGGAGGTGAGTGAACTTGACGGATAACACTGACCTTCCGCCGTGGCCGGTGTTCGAAAGCGATGCCGAAGCAGTTACTCGATTAGAACAGATGTTCACGTCGCCGTATGACACTGACGGTGACAATCTCAACGCACTCATCACCGCATTCGCATCCGAGTTCGATGAGTCAGAACAGGTCATCAAAGACATTCTCGACCAGAAGTTTGTCGAGTCAGCAACCGGTGAGTATCTAAACAAGATTGGGAGTCTGTTTGATTTCGAACGGCGTAGAGACGAGACTGAAGACGCGTTTCGCGCTCGAATACAGACTGGACTCCGCGCTCAACTGTCCAGTGCGACGATTCCCGAAGTGAAAGACGTGGCCGCACTGATTTTGGATGTCAACACGAACGATTTCACTGTTGAAGAGCGGTTTGACATCACCAACGCGGAGTTTTCACTGGATGTGAGCGATTATTTGGATGATGCAGGACTTACCCCGACGGAGTTTATCGACATCATCGACCGCGTGACTGCGGCTGGTGTCAGTGTTGGTATTCTACTGGTCGAAGAGCAGACGGATACGACGGTAATCGAAGAAGACCATTCGGTTCAGTTCACGCAAATCGAAGAGGCGTACTGGAACGAGGCCCGTGTGGGAGTTGACTTTTACGCATGAAATTGAACGAATCGGATTCCGGTGTTGTACAGGACAATGTGGCGGTGTCGTTCTACGACGCTGAGAGCCTTCGTGAGCGATTTTCTGATTGGGACGGCCAATCGGACTCAGAGAAGCTCTCTTCGCTACAGGGCGTCCAGCCAGCCACGATAGAGACGACCCACAACGTAGTGACTAAACCGTTCCGCGAGCGATTGCGCCAAGCAGTCAACCCGGAGATGGCTGAAACCGAAATACCGACGTTCACGCATGTGGCGTTTGGTGACGATGCAACGGAGCCGACGCCGGACGATACCCACCTGAAGAATGAAGTGTATCGGGCGGAAATAGACATTCATACTGATGATTCCAGTGTTGATGAGTTTCGCAACACAATGCTTATGGGCAGTGATGAAGCCGTTGGAGAGAATCTTATCGAAGCGGCACTGGTTTCGACGGATAGCGCGGCGAACAGCGACGACATGGCTGCCAACCGGTTCATTCTCGATGACGAGGAAGAACGATTACAGCCGAAAGACTCCGAGTGGGTTGTTACGTTCCGTATTTCACTCACGTGGCGAGATGTTAGCGAGGTATTCGAATGACTGACAGAGTACAACCCGGTGCCCGAGGTAGTGTAATCGAGAACATCGAGCTTGGGGAGATGGCCAGCCAAATTTCGGATGGCTGGATTGTCCCTGCTGATGAACCAACTCTGTCCGCCCAGCGTGCGGATACGATTGACCATGAAACGTTTGTCGAGTTCGAGTTGGAGTATAGTTCCGACTCGCTCGAAGTGGAAGTTCAACCGGGCGAAGCGTTCGTCAACGGTTGGTTAGCACGCGATGAGCCGACGACGGTTGAGTTGGAGCCAGATACGGATGGCCAAACGATTGTACTTGGCTGGAATCCCGATGCGATTTACGACGCCGAAACACACGAGAGTCGTCAGGACGCGGATGAAGCACTGATTGGACTCGAATCAGAGGTTTCGGATGTTGACCCATACGTTTCTATCTGGTCGGTTGATACAGACGTTTCGGGCGTTACTCGTGCGTCTGACGAGCGTGATATTGGGCTTGAACTCGCGGACGGTGCCCAACTGAACAGTCTCATTGGAACGTTATTCACCGAGGTTGCTCAGACACAGTTTGAGGTCGGTTTGGACAAACTGGACTTTGCTGACGGGTTTTACAGTATCTTTGCGGACGACGAACACTGGGAGCGGGACAGTGCTGTTCGCTGGAACGCGAACGACCAGACAATCGAGTTGATTGATGGTGCGGAGTTTTTTGACGGTCTTGCCACACACCGCGACCCCGTGACGTTCGGTGTCAACAGAGAGAAACTGCCCGACGTTGAGATGACGTTTACTGCGACAGAGGGCGACGTTTCGTATCCGGTGGTCTATTTTACTGAGTGGACGACGTTCGCGGATACGACGATGAAGCTGTCTGACGGTGAGACAGCTACGCTGGATATCGACAGCGAGCAACGAAGTCGTGTTGTTGTGGATATTTCGGGCGGTATCGGTGATGGCGAAGGTGAAGAAAAGTGGATGCACGAGTTGAACTTCGGTACAGTCCGTTCGGTTGCAGTCAGTGACCGCCGTGTGTACAGCGGCGATGAAAACGGCGATATTATGGCGGCGGAGTTCCGTACTGGCGATGAAGATGAGACCTTCGACTACGATGGTCACGACACTGGTGTCAATTCGCTTGTCTACAAGAATCGGCGTCTGTTCAGTGGTGGTGAAGACGGCGAACTGAAGATTGCTGATTCGAACACTGGTGAGGAGCTTGACGAACACACTGAACATGAGGATGAAATTGTAGACGTTGCTGCATCCTACGAGATGGTCGCATCAGTAGGCGATGACGGGATGATGTACGTCTATAATTACCACGAAGAGACTGTTGCGTGGAGTTATGACGACTTCGAGGGCACGCCGACAGCAGTCTACTGGTGGAATGAGTGGTTCTTTGTTGGCGATGACGAAGGCGAAGTGTATGTACTGACTGCGGATGGCGACGAGTTCCGGCAGTTCCACTTTGTTGACTCTGATGCGGCGATTACGGCAATCCACGCTGATTCGTACGATGATGAGTGGTTCATTTTCACAGGCGATGATGAGAACGTGTTGTCGGCGTACGACTGGTTCCGCGAGGAAATGGGGTGGGAGAGCTTTGAACACTCCGGCCAAATCAACAGCATATGGCACTCGAACGGCGAGGTCTACTCTGGAAGTAACGACAACTCGGTTCGTGGTCACGATGTCGAAGACGGCTCATCACTCTGGACACAGGGTCATCATTCACTGAACGTCAACTCGGTTGTCGAACGCAACGGCGTGTTGTTTACTGGCGGCACCGACAACGACGTGTACGCGTCTACGGTTTCGATTCCAGTAGACACGCCGGAACTGATGATTGGCGACGAAACCGTGTCGTATGATGGCGAGTTAGAGTTCGAGACGCACCGGGATGTTATCGAACTCGAACCTGATACGCACGATGTTGAACTGACTGCGGAGTCTGGTGAAGCGGTCGTGTATCTGACGTGGCTTGAGACTGACCGTATCAGCAACTCATCAACAACTGAGGTGAGCTATGATGATGAGGCGTCTGTGTCGTTGTACGGCGCACAGGAGGCGGAAGTGCGGTTGCAGACCGAGAATATTGATGAACACGTTGAGTTGCTGTGGTCAGAAGAAGTGACGGACGATGAAAATCGGTCATTTGAACTGAGTGACGATGGTGTGTTGTTTTTCGGTGGAGATGATGGGAAGCTTATCGCATTTGATATTGACTCACGTTCGGTAGTTTGGGATGACGATTACGATGATAGAATCTGGTCCTTAGAATATAATGATGGTGTGTTGTATGTTGGTGTTGACGATGATACAGTCTACGCTGTTGATGCTACTGATGGCTCTGAATATTGGTCTACAGAAGTTGATGATTCCCCCAGTGCATTAGCGTATGGAAATGGTCGGGTGTTTGTGGGAACAAACGCATCACCAAAAATCATCGCTCTTCGAGCAGACGATGGGTCGAAAATAGACGCTGGTGATGAAGAAAAGGACTATGCCGATGCTGTATTTCGACATGATTTTCACACGAGCCGAGTGCAGAGTATAGTCTTCGATTCTGACTTACTGTATTCAGTGGGAAGCGATAACAATCTCTTTGTCACCACGTTTGACGATGCGGTAAAACAGTGGTCAAAAACTGATTTTGGTGGTAGTTTAATTGATGTTTATGTCACAGACGAAATGGTGTTGGCCGGTGGAAATGGTGATACTGTCTACGCGTATGATAAAAATGATGGCACTAAATTGTGGGAGGGTGATGTACCAGACACAGTTCGAAAAATAAATTCGGTGTTCAACTATATTGTTGTTTCTGGTTTTGATTATTTGATTGGTTTTAAAAAGGACACTGGAAAGAAAGCATTTGAAGTAACTGATAATAACGGCATTAATAGAAATCAGGTCTACGACGATGTGATTTACACTGGCGATGAAGACGGTCAGATATCTGCGTACTCGGCGTATAGCGGACTGTTTAACTCCAAGATTTCGTTTGGCGAGTACACGTTCGAGCTTGACGGGTACGAAGAACTGGATGAGACGATTGTTACAACGACCGGTGGACCAGTGACGATTGATGCCGAGCATGGCAAAGCCGAGTTGCACATAGACATCGAAGAAACCGAAGATGCTGATTCGTGGACGCCGTACTTCCATTACGCTGGAAGCATCGCAGACGGCGAGTCCGAATCAGTAATGCAGTCACCGATGCCGATTGACCAGCATGGTCGAACGGATATGGAGATTCGGATTGACGGCCACGATGCAGATGAGTGTCGTGTCACGTTCGAGGCTCCACCACCGGCAGAAGGCGTGGTTGAGTTCGACCGCGAGTTCTTTTCGTTTTTCGCAGAGGAAGCAGTCGGCATTGCAGATTTCGAATCGCGTCCACCCAGTACGGGTGTTGTATTTGAGCTTGAGGATGAGGACGGCGTTACTGCACGGATTGATACACTCGATGAGATAACCGAGTTCGCATCACTCGAACCGAAGGTGTCGTTACGTGTAATTCTGACACGTGATGACCCTGATGTAGACTCACCAGTTCTTGAGGACTTTTCGGTCTACATGAACGGCGAGCCTGTCACAGAGTACGTGGATGTCGAGACTACTGATGTCTACGGCATTGGCCCCGGTGATGCAGAAATCCTCCTGCATCCCGGTGACGATAACGAACTGACGGTTGACGAATACCCGGAGGACTAACACAATGAGAACCATCACAACGTACGGCCCGAAAAGCGCGGATGAACCGATTGCGTTTGCGATTCAGGACTCGGAGGGGAACCGAAAGCGCGGTGCTCGACTGTTCTTCGACATGAAAACGCCTGATGGCGATGAGGTGTTGTCAGAAGTTCCGTTCGAGTGGGACGACGACGAACAGACCGCGTATCTGTCTGAATCGTTCGACACGTCTGACTTCCCGAGGGGTGTGTCGTTTGGAGAGATGGATGTTGATGTGTACTGGAGCGGCAAGGGCGCATCAGGGACAAGACATCTGGCTGCATCGACTAACCCAGTAATCACGGGCGGAGATGATATAGTAGAATTTACAGAAGATGGAAAACAGTACCGTTCCCATATTTTTGAAACTGATGGGACATTAGAAATAGAATTACAGTCACTTAGAAATATGGAAGTTCTTGTTGTCGGTGGCGGCGGTGGTGCTGGTGGCCGTCACGGTGGAGGCGGAGGTGGAGGCGGTGTGTTGCATATACAAGACCGTATTCCAGCACGCAAATATAATGTAGA